ATCAATATAGTCACCTTGAAAGAATTCGTTTATCTGCCTGTGTTGTGTTGCTATTATTTCCAGCTCTTTCATTAGCTGGTTTAACGTTCTTTCCATCCTTATTAAGATATGCTTTTAATTTATCAATCTGTTTCTTAGAGAATTTCATTGGATCCAGTTCAATGGTTTATATCCTGTCTTATCTTTTTTGACATACTCATTGCAATGATCAGAACACATATCACAATATTCTGGATATTTGGTTGCTTGGTCATCCATAAGGAAGCCAACAAGTCTCTCCTTGTAAAAGTATGCATCCTTTCTCAACTGATCTCTGAATTCATGTACCTCACTCAAAGTATTGGCTTGAAGATTCTCATCAGATACTCTTCCTGTTGCTTTGTTGGTCATCTTCTCAGTCAATAGCAATGCTGCTCTGTAATCAACGAATGCAACCAGACATGGCACAACATAATCATTCATTAATGTGAGATAGTCAGGAGTCCATGTGGATGTCTCAACTCTCAAAAGCAAAGCATTGTAAAGAGGAGTCCCAAGAGCTGGCTGAATATGCATGTCTTGACTTCGCTTGATAGCTACTGCCAAGAGCTTTGTATCTGTATTGTTGTGTATCAATCCTAATTTTTTAAGATTTTCAACTGATAGTAGGTAGTTCATCTTGTTCTATTATTAGTTCTTTTGGCAATTCAATTTTATCTTTTAATTTTATTCTTTCATCAATTCTTTGTTGTGAAAATATCATTTTCTTTTCATAGGTTATTGCATCTTTTTCCCAAGGTAAATTGTTGTATTTTTCCGCAGCTTGATTCCATTTATAAGCTGTTTTTGCTCTATTAAGAGAATTTAAAATTTTATTGTAATCTTTTATTGTAATATGAGGTTGATTATTCCAATATATAAAACCATCTTTAATATAGTATCCTAACTTTTCAGACTGATAAATATGTCTTAATTCATGTCTAATTAATTCAGCCATTTTTTGTGGAGATAAATTTTTATCTATTTCTACTTTATTACCCATTTTATAAGTCCCATCTGGTTGTTTCACAAAACTAACACTACCATCAACTCCTTTTTTACTCAAATCTTTATATTCAAATTTCAAATCTATATCCTGCAATCCTAAATCTTTAATAACATTTTTTACTGTTTCAGTTTTTACACTTTCTATTGTTATTTCATTTGTTTTAACTTCTGGCTGAATGACCTCAATGTTTTTTGTTCCTTCCTTAGCAATCACTAATTGTTGCAACCATTCATGTCTGCAATAGGGAGTTGTTTTTCCAGTATCTGGATTGGTATACCATCCACCTCTGTACTTCCATACATCATAGCCAATTTTTATTGATATTGCTTGAATTTCTTCTCTTGTGTATAGTCTATTGAGCTCAATTAATTTAACACAAAAAGCTCTTGATTGAGTTTTAACTGGAGGGATCCCAGGTATTTCTTTGTATTGATACCTAACTTCAAATTGAGTCCCTCCATCAGTCTTTCCCAGGCTTTTTGAGCCCTCCCCGCCTACATTAATCTGTCCAATTGTTGTGAATAATTGATCATGCTTTTTAAAAACTTCATCCATTGGAGTATCCCAAGGAATGTTAAAGCTCATAATTGTATTGAAATTATTTGCTGATTCACCATACTCAGCAAAATATCCAATTTCATCATCAGCAATATTATGCTTGCATGATGACATCTGCTGTTGAGCTATGTTAGTCCCAACAATCCTTCTTGCTTGTGCCTCATCAATGGTTGGAAATGATGCCATAATGATACTCAATGCACTATCATGAGATATCTTTCCTTCATTTAATTTAGTAGTGATATCTATCAATGCGTTCACATCTTGTCTGTTGAATGCTGCATCTTGTTGTGCTGCCACTGGTGCAACTTCAGTTGTTCCAATTGGATTAACATCTCTTAACCTCACAACACCAACCTCTCCAGATAGTTTAACCATTTCATTCAATATCCACTCAAGTCTCTTCTGTCTTGTATCAACATAAGTTGTCTTGAATATCTCAAATAAATCAGCACTCTCAGCTGCATTGAATGAGCCTTCTGGAGCCACACCAAATAAAGATGGAGCAACAACTGAATGAGCCACAAGAATGTTCTGTTGAACACTTGACTCAAGAGATTCATATCTCTTATCAAGATCATTGCCTGTCAAATTCTCAACTCTGGGAGCTTGATCTGATGATGGTGCAAAGGTGATGATAATATCTCCTGAATTCTCAATGTTGGATGCTGGTCCTTTGATTTGATTCTTAAATGACTCTGCCTCTTCTTGTGTCTCTGGAAAGCCATCCATGAAAGTAATCATTGTTCCAGACTTGAATCCATTCTGTAATTCATACATGTGGAATTTACTGATGTCAACATCTGTCTGGATTGCTGTGATACCTCCTTGATATGGAGGCTTTGGATATACTCCATGCTCCTTTCTTCCCTTCTTTGCCGGATCCTTGTAATACAATACAAATGATCCTGTCTTATTGGTCTCATCAAGAGCTGGTAATGTTCTTAGATTTGTTTTCTCAGCTGATTGCTGTTGCATTGTCCAGTCATCAGATAGATAGTACATTCTTTCATCAGATGAGATTCTGATTGCATCAATGGCAAGATACTCCCACACAGCAACTCTTGTCCCTTCTCTGTTCCAGGTACCCTTAACAGCGAATGCTCCGAACAATTCATAATCAAAAGCCAATTGCTCAACAATCTCATTCATGTTAAAGTCAGAATAAGGATTGGCAATGAATCTTGCAAGCTCACCAGATACAACCTCAAGACCTCCACCAGCAATGTAGTGAGTTTTATTCTTGATAATACCTTGATGCCAGGCTGAGCCATTGTAAAGGTCCACCAAGAAATATGGATAGTCATTCTTTTTTCCCCACTTGATAAAGCCAAGCATTCTGTCTTGCTCCTCAATTGGAAGAACAAAGTCCTTGCGGAATGACATTGATTCAAATTTATTCATATATGTTGAATGTTATATTGGTTGAGAATTCTGTGGAAGGTGAGTCAATCTCATAGACATGAGCTCTGCCCTCTTCAACCAAGCCATCAGAGAATTCTGGATCAAGATTGGTTGATGATGTTTGTTGATAGATTCTATATGTGTAGTAACCATCATAATCAAAGTTAACATCCACACCATCCACAAGCAAGAATTCATCATATCTGGATGTTGCTGTGCTCAGATTAGGCAGAATGCAATAGTACTTTAAGAATGATTGCTCATGCTCAAATTCAAATAGATAGAAAACTGGACTAACTGTTGTCAGCTCCGTTACTGTTACTATCAGATTTGAAGAGGTCCCCTTCTGTATTCTCAGCATTTTTAATTAGTTTAGGTTTACGCTTTTCAAAAATATGAAGGAAGCCAAGAGACATGTAATAGTCCTCTTTGCCTCTCTCAATGTCAACCCATCTACTCAATAGACTTGACCATTGTTTTGAGCCAATGTATTTTTTTAGTATTTCCATGGTTTCAAATATACAAAAAAAGGAGGGACACAGCCCTCCCTTATTTATAAGAGTTTACAATTTATTAAATTGATGGAGATTGCTGTGCTAATAAAGCCTGATAAATAGCTGGATCAACATCTGGAACAGGATCATTTTCTAATCCTCCCATAATGATGTCATGTCCTAATCTGTCAGACTTCAATACTCCAGATCCATAGGCAGAAGCTTCAGCAATCTGAAGGCCTTCACCAAATCCAAGAGCAACAATTGTCCCATCAGCTTTCTCAACAAGAGCAACACACTCATTTTGTCCAAGCAAGTGAATCTCAGCACGCAATTCTTTAGTATCTGATGCTAAGATCATTGTCAAAGTTTGCTCATACCAAAGAGTCCCATTTCCTTTATTCACTCGGATTGGTGCAGTGTAGCTTGATAAGTTAGATTTTAACTTATATAAGAACACCTCACCAGAAACAGTCAATGCATCAACTTCATTGTTGGCATTCACAGTCCCTACAGTCATATTCCCCAAAGGAAATATCATCACAGACTTAATACCACCTTTTCCATTGGTACATGTTCTGTCATTATATCCAGCGGTCATTAAACATGCCATGATTTTGTCTTTTTTTTAATGTTATTAAATAGGGAGGAGTCACCCCCTCCCATTGTTAGTTATTAGTTAGGTGAAGATGTTCCGTTCCACACTCCAATCTGATCCAAGAATGGTACCTGAACACCAGCTCTGAACTTAGAACGTAGGTATATGACATCATCATCTTGCGAAAACCAGAGATCAAAGTTCTCAAAATCAGAGCTTAAGTCAGTTCCGAATACAAATTGAGATGCACGACCTGTGTAGATATTATCAAGACCATTCAATCCATTTACTTTTACAATTCTCATGTTAGTTCCTGGAAGGATTAACTCATTCAAGTCTCCAATGTTAGCTGGATTGTAATGGAATAAGTTATCATCAACCAAGTTCTTAGTCAAGAAATTAAAATTCTCTCTTCCTGTGAAACAGATAAAGTCAGTAGCCTCAGCAACATTAGCTGGAGTATTTACGAAACACTCATA